TAAAGCAAATCCCAAATTCAATACAGTTAAGGCAACTTGTCCGATTGCTTCAAATGCAGGTTGTACAAAATCTTTGTAGATTGAATACAATAATCCCAAAACAATACCACCAGTGTATATAATGAAATCAAATATAGGATCAAGCCATTTCATTATGTTTTCAAACTTCAGAACATATGATGCGGCAATTGCACCTAAGGGCCCGCCAAATAGGGTAGACAAAACTAATCCAGCAACTTGTACAATTAAAGCCATTACAGATTTAATGGCGGTATATGCATCCGTGTAAAATAAAGCCTTAAAAAATTTAGGAATATCTGCGAATAATGTGATAAGGGTAACAAACCAAGGAGTAACTCCACCAAGCCATTTACCTACGCTAGCACCAAACTTAAACATTGAAGATAATCCAACACCCAAATTATCAAAGCCTATCAACGCTTTTCCCAAATTAGAAGAAAACAATTGAGTAACAGGAGAAAATATTTTTCCTACTATGCTACCAATATAACTTGCTAGGTTTGTGATTGATGTGCCAAATTTTCCAATAGTTTCAAATGTAGGTTTAAGTTTATCTATTATTTTTCCTATACCTATTAATGCGTCTCCTGCAATAACATAGGCTTTTCCAAATACACGAAGGTTTCCTATAGACTCATAACTTTTTAGAAACCCGTATAAGCGAGAAAGATCAGATGGAATCTTTGATACAAAGCCTACTATCTTAGTCCAAGCATAAAAGAATGTTTCACTACCACTAGCAATGTTAGCAAATATTCTAGAAATAGTTCTCATGGGCTGCACTGCTTTTGCAGCATTTGTAGACACTTGATTTATAAAACTAGAAACTATTAAGGGAACATCTTTATACAAAAACACTATGATGTTTTTAAATCGTTTTAATCCCTCTAAAAATAATAGGAATACTTCACCGCTTAATAGAGAACCCAATCCTTTAAGTTTTCCATACTGAACTAATAAAAATCCAGTAATGATGCCAAAGGTAAACAACAAGGGCCCAACAACAAACTTGGTAAAAAAGTATATAATTTTGCCAAGAGGGCCCATTAAATCAGTAACAATTTTAAACAAACTGCGAGGCTTTGTGTTCTCCACAATTTCCGCCATCTGCTTGTTTACTGTTTTGAATCCGTATTCAATTATAGGTTTTGACGGATCAAATTTGCTCGACTCTACTATAGCCTTTGTATTTTTTATATCTTGAGCGTTAGCATCTTTATTGAGTTTAATGACATCTCTGTTTTGTGCTAATAAGTCTGTTTCTATTTGCTTTTGATCAATAGATAATTTTATAGATCTTCTAGCCAATTCTTCCAACTCATCTTCAGATAAAGAAGATAGGGATGTGTTGGAATCTTTAAGTATTTTCTTTACATCTTGAAGTAATAGATTGTTGTGTTCTTGCTGAGATAGACTTAAGTTGTCTAGTTTTTGTTGCTCCAAATAGGTAGAGAACCATTGATCAAATTCCATTTCTCCACCACCAGCCGCTTTAAGATCAGCAGAAGACCTTTGAAAGTCAGTTATTACTTTTGAAAGTTTTGTAAATGTTTCTGTTCTTTCTTTTATGCCTATAGCAGATAGAGGAACTTGTGGCCCTCCTTTAGAAGCATCGCTTTTTACGCTTTCTAATATCTGAGATAGAACATCAATTTTTTCTCTCAGCATCTTACTTGCTGCGAGTTCTTCATCAGTCAATTTACGATCATTTGCAGTAAGTTCGGCGTATTGTTCAGAAAGTCCTTTTATAGTTTCGTTTAGAGATTTTAAAGTTTCTGCCTGTAACTGCTGCGTCTTTTTCATTTCACTATCGTATGCAGAATTGTTCACCCTTGGATTTTCGGGTGCGCCACCAGGCGGATAGTTAGGACCTAAATTAAATTCTGACTCTGCCATCTACTTATCCTTTAAATTGAGCAGGATCAAATTGACTTGAATTCCCCTGCCGTTCGTTCTCCTCCCTCACATGATTAACAAGCATTTCAATATAAACTCTTCTTTCCCACGGTATCATCCCCTCAATATCGCTTAAGGAATACTTATGATGTTGAATCATAGCAAAGTTACTTTCAAGCATATTTGCAAGACTATCGTGCATCATGCTTACTGAAAAAAACTTTGTGCTCCCTTTAGCGTTACCTCCTTTTCCTTTCCGCAGCAACTATATGTTATTGTCTTCTCTAAACTTGGCATGTACTCAAAGAAATTCATTATTTTCTTTAGTGCTAATTGGGACAATTGTTCTAAAAATTCAACAACTTCCTTATTTGAATATTCGCTAGATTTATAAACTTCACTTTTATCGTATATAACATCTACACAACTTGCCACAAATTCCATTATTAAAGCAGGATCTTCTTTCTTTTGTGCTTCTGTCAATTTTATCATATCATCATAAGCAGGATATCTCATCAAAACACCAACAGTATCAGACAATTGAATACGATTGGTAAATTGAGGATTGAATTTTACTTCCACATCATCAAGACGAACAGGCACTTTTACAGTATCTTTGCAACCATCTTCACAGGTAACAGAAACTTCAACAGTTTCACCAACAGATTTTGATCGCAATTTTAAGAACAGATATTCAATATCAAATGGAGCAAGTTTATCAACATCAATTTTTTCAAAAGTGCAATTTCTGATTGCCTGCTTCATTGCGCGAATTTGTTCGCGTTCATCCTTAGTTTCACTAGCAAGAAGAAGAACCTTTTCTTCTTTTACTAAAAACGGTCTATATTCAACTACCTGACCGCTTGAGGGTATTTTTATTTCATATTTTGGTGTCGCAACAATAGGTAAAGCCATTTTATAATCTCCTTGTCAATACTGTAGTTTTATTTATATGCCTCTAAACAAGGCTGAAGTGTTGATTCCTGATGTTATAAGGTTGTTTAGGAATAGATCTGGTTCTCCCGCGTACTGAGGCAAGGTAGGATCGTTTGGATTGTTTTTCAGATACTTTGTATAATCCGGTCTTCCACCATCTATCTTTGCACCAGCAGGAGCCTTTGCCAACCAAGCAGTTTGCAATCTTTGCTTTTCTTCGTTTGTCAAATCTCTTCTGATTCCATTTAATTGATCGTCGGAAACTCTAACACTATTAGATGTCATGTCCATTATTTGTGATATACCAGCATGCATAGCATATTTGGTATCATCATCCCAACTTGCGTATGGAATAAGTTCGCGGTAAGCAAAGTTTACGCTTGAAACGGTTAGAGTATTTGTAGAAGCATTTTGGAACTGATTTAATCCAACACTTTTTGGATAAACTTCAGTCATTTTTATACCGTATAATCTTTCAGATTCCAACAACTCTAAAACATGACCAAAATTATAAACAAAGTTTGGAAGAGGAATAATTGATATGGAGCATTGTTTTGCGTAATCATCATAGAATGAAACATATCGTGATACTGGATCTATTATTGATCTCTGCCACGATCTAAAAAATGTATATTCATAAAGATCAGTACCGCAATTAAATTGAAACGATGCGTTGGTATCACCAAAATCTTGGGAATATGGAATTGATCTTTTTGGCCCTACAACACGAAAGTCTGATGTTGAAAAAGAACTTTCTGGTATGCTTGCTTGAAGACAGTTTAAAGAAAGTCTTTTGTTATCCAGACCCCACAAAAATCCATTTTCTTGCCTTTGCATTTCAAGAGAATTTGGAACTCCTTGAAACAGAATGCAATATCTGTTAGATCTCAAATATCCTGTGGAACGACCAAAGTTTACTTGATCTTCTATAAAAGACGCACCTCGGTCTTTTGCAGATTTGCCACCTATTTGGAAGGAACGACTATCCGATCTACCAGGATTTCCTAAAGATGAAGAAAATGAACTAAGATTAAAGATATTATCCATTTATAGATTCCTTTATTGTTCTGCTGCCCATTTAAAAACTTCTTCTCGTGTTTTTCCTATAAATCTATCTAGGGGCAAAAATGGTAATATTTTCCAGTCAATAGGTTTGATATACAACGCCCCACCAATAACCCGTGTGTAATCATATCTTTTTATTGCAGTCCTTAAAAATTTATTCATAAGAGGGCTTGAACCCTTTATTTTGTCATACGATGCTTTTATGAATACAGAAGAGGGGTCTGCTGGATACTTATACCATTCGTCTATATTTGTTTGTGTTAGTAGATAGTTTAAAAATACAGCACGGTTATAGTGTCTCAGATAGTGCAGGTTCAATCCTAAAACCGATCCTTTATCCCACTTTAAAACAATTATCAACGGAAACTGATCGTAAAATGGCAATTTACTCTTATTACTGGCGTGTTTGGGATTATATTGAAAGAAGTACATACTTCCCGCCGCCATTGATTTGTTGGAACTTTTTCTTAAGAGAGGTTCTCGGTATATCGTTCCAACCTCTTTTAACGCATTACCCAACCAATGGGTTGCTTCTCGGTCGGCAATATCATAGTTCTCAAACTTAAATCTTCTTACTATTGCGTTTACTTCTTCTCTACTCAATTTTGAACGCCTTTATACTTTTCCAAAGATTTCCTTTTCCGTCAGTATCTTGAATTCCCAACCTTTATCTAAACAATAATTTCTAGCCGCTTCCCATTTGGTGCTGTTGATAATCCAGTCCCGCATCTTTAGCATAGCCCCCCTAGTCATCTTTTTGCCTTCCGATATGGTAGGTTTTTCTGTCATATTTTTTGGTTTTATTTCTATTAGGATACACTTTTCGTTATTATCCGAATCTCGTGTCTTTATCCAAAAATCAACAAAATACCTGTGAATCTTACCATCTAACGGAGATCTATACGGAACTATCACTTCCTCGGAAGACCATGCAATAATAGAGTCATTGGTATCACAATACTGCATAAACCTTCGTTCCCACAAGGAACGATATACACAATTTGTTGGATCACCTTTGTATTTTTCAGGACTTTTAGGTTTATAAAACCCCTTATATGTTTTAAAAGTTCCGATTCTAAACCCCTCCTACTATCTATATTATTTAGTTAAATTTTTTTGAATAAATAACTCTACACACCTTAGAATAGAAAGGATATTCTATATGCCAGATCTAGGCGAGGGGGCATTCAATGGGGCTCAAGGATTAAGAAAAGGATTTCAGCAGGTAGATCCAAAACTTTTGGATGCTGATACCAATGCCGTCTATCAGAACGGTCAAGATTTTGACATAAAAACGGATGATCCCGCTCTATTAAATGATAATCAAGACATTTTCTATGATTCTGCCACCAATACTTGGAAGGTGAAGCCATCACCCAACAAAGCCAAAGCAAATGCTATTCTAAAAGATTTGCAGGATAATGAGCAGAGGAAGATACAACAAGACAGAGAAGAAGGATTTAGACAATTACAGCAACAGGATAGTGGTTACTTTAGTGATGCCAATCAAATTAAACCAGCAGGTAGCGATAAGGAAATGATATTTTCTTATCCATATGATTTGGGTCTTACTCCAGAACTAAAAAATTGGATATCGTTTGAGATGTTTGTTTCTGGCGGAAATAACTTGAAAACGAATACTGATTCCAAATCTGATGCAAATCCTAGAATATACGGAATAGACATTAAAAAAATGTCTTCAACAGTAGGACTTGATCCAGAAAAGGTTGCTGGTGTACTAGCAGCCCCTGCTAATTTAGTAAACAGTCCAGCAGGAATTGCACTCACTCTTGGTTCTTTTGGGTTGGGTGCAGGATCACTAGCGTCAAGTGGTATAGGATCACAAGTAGCAAAAGATTTATGGAATAACTTCAGTTATGAAGGAAGTGATAAAGTTGGTGCAGGAGAATTTGGGTTTGTTCAAGAAACTACGGGAATGAGCACAGCAAACCAAAGAGTTCCTAGAACAATATGCTTATACATGCCATCAAATTTAAAAACTTCTTATGGCGTTGAATATACGGAAGAAGATTTTACCAAACTTGGAGTTGTTACTGATACTATGAAAGTTACTGCACAAACTTTAACCAATTTGTTTAAGAGTAGAGGTGTGAATGATGAAAATCTTTCAGCACAGATACGAGCCACAATGGAAACTTTTGGTAGACAAGCATTGAGATCTAGCGGAGACTACTTGAACCAACTAACAAAAAATTTAGGAGGAGAACTTGGAGGTCAACTAAATCTTGCGAATTATTATAGAGCAGTAAGCCGAAAAGTTACTAATCCATTTATCATAAACATGTATAAATCCACAAAGCGAAGAACTTTTGAGTTTACTTTTAAATTTTTACCAAGAAACGCAAAAGAAGTTGAAACTACCTATCAGATAATAAATCTATTCAAAAGATATTCTTTGCCAAAAAGAATAGGCGGATTGGCAGGGCGTTATGTAGAGTTCCCCGCAGAATTCCGAATCAGATTTAATCACGATGGAATGGAAAATTTATACTTGCCTAGAATAGGCAGATGCTCTTTAACTGATATAAATGTGACTTACGGTGATGAACCATTTTCCACATTTGCTCCAGTTTCCACACAAACCGATAGAGGAGAACCTGTCGGAGGAGCCGCACCAACAAAAATTGAGATGTCTTTAACCTTCTCAGAACTAGAAATTCTAACAGCAGACAGAATAGAGCAAGGATTCTAAAATGAGTTATTTTTCCGCATTTCCAGTTACATCTATTGTTTTAGATGGTGAAAATCTAGAAGTAAAACAAGTAAAAAACATACTTGTTCGTGCTAAATTTTCCAATTATCTTAAACAAAAAGAGGGTCTATTTGCTCCCTATAGAATAAAGGAAAATGATAGACCAGATACTTTAGCGCACACCTTTTACGGTAATTCCAATTTACATTGGGTAATTCTTCTGTTTAATGAAATTTTAGATCCGTATTTTGATTTGCCTCTAAACGAAAGAGCCTTAACAAATTACATTGCAGAAAAATATTCAGGTTATGCTGTGTATACAGACGATATTTTTTATTATGCATCAGGCTCAAAACGATCTCAGGAAATACTAAAAAGTGAACCTATAATTAACGGAAACACAACAGCAAAAGTAGTTACATCAACCACTACTAATAATTTGTTAATAACATCATACGATCCGACTCTCAGTAAAATGGTTGTTTATGGTGATGTAGGAAATGCTGGAGTGCCTGCAACAGATGCAAACATACTAACAATAACAAATTCAAATGGTTTAAATATAGAAACAAAAATACGATATGTAGAACCAAATTCTACAGCAATTCATCATTTTGAGGATAGCGATGGTTCTTGGGCGAATCCTAGAGGAATTCCATTTGAAGACACAACAGAATCTAGAATAAGGATATACACTTCGGGCACTCCAAGAACTCTTAATTTACTAGGAGAAGTAAGTAATACGGACTATGAAATTTCTCTGAATGAAAACAAGAGAGTTATAAATTTAGTCAAACCCGAATACATTGATATGGTTGTTTCTCAAATGACCGATTTACTTAAGCCAAAAAGAAAAACACAAGTATAATAAATTATGGCATTACCAAATATAAACGATAGTACTATAGAAGCAGCAACACCAGCAAACAAGATAGCAAATCTTGGTGACATCATAATTAAAGATGTTATGTTGACAACTAGATCTGGGTTATCTGTTAGTCTATTAAAACTTATAAGTTCGGTTGAAATATACGAAGACATTTATTTCAATAGTTTGTCTGGAACTATCTCGTTTATAGATTCTTTGGCTTTGGTGACGCACGCACCAATTATCGGAGACGAAAAACTATCAATATCCTTTTACACTCCAGGTCAAGACAATCAATCAAGTAAAGAAATTACACTAATGATGCGAGTGTATAAGTGTACGAGAAATACTATTGGCTCCTCGGATAAAAACGCTTTTGTCACCCTTGAATTTGTGTCCCCTGAATTTTTTGTAAATACTCAGGTAAAATTTTCAGGATCCTATCGTGATATGCCATATTCGGATATGGCTAAAAAGATATTTGAGGATTATATTGTAAAGATTGTAAAACAAGATCCGATGTTTGTTAGTGGCCCAGCATTTGCCAACCAATCACAAGAGTCTTATTCTCCATCATTTTTTGATTATAAAACTGAAGGAAATAAGAGCGTTGTATTTCCTTATTGGTCGCCATTTTATGCAATAAATTGGTTGGCTAATAGATCACATGGAATACTAGACAACAAACTCGGCTGTGATTATTTGTTTTTTCAACAACTAAATGGAATCTATAATTTTGTTCCTGTTTCTTATTTCAAGAACAAAGAAGTAGTTGCAAGTTATACAAGAATACCAAGCGATAAAACAAAAGATATGATGCAATACAAAAACATACAAGAATTTATAGTTCTAAGTTATGCAGATAAGATGAAAGATGTCACATCAGGTATGTACGCATCATCATATAAAACTTTAGACATAACCAAAAAAACTATAGAAATTGATCTATTTAATTACTTTAATAGTTTTTATAGCACAGTTCATACGGAAGATGCCCCTAATTTATCATCTACTAATTTTGATAAAAGTGGTACTCCCAATCCCCTGATAACTCCAGAGTCTTTCTCTTTTGGAGGATCGCAAAACAATGGAGACACATACTCAACTCGTTTAGCATCTTATACAAAGATACTACCAAAAAAATCCAATAAATTTGGAGACAATGCGAATTACAAACACGAATCAATGATTGATAATGATGGTTATGAAAATTATGTTTTGCTTAGACAAAGTTTAATGAATCAAATTGGGTCAATAGTAGTTCAGATTAAAGTTTTAGGAGATTCTCGCAGAAGAGTTGGAGATATGGTAGAACTTCTCATTCCTTCTATGGAAGACCCTGCGGGAGTTGCAAGTGGATTTGAGTATGATAGGTACTTGAGTGGTAATTATATGGTTACAAAAATCAACCATTCATTCACGCACAACAACTATGAATTGATAATGACACTAGTTAAAGACTCATATGCACAGCCATTGAGTAATATTAAACAACAGGGCGAAACATTTATTTTGTCGGATGGCAGCAAGTCTATTGGTGCAGAATCAACAACAACAAGCAGAACTCCAACTGTTCCCAATATTGGTATTGGAGCAATAAGGAAATAAAATGGAATCTTATACGATACATGACCAAATGGGCAAAAATGGATTTTATTGGTTCCACGGAGTTGTGGAAGACAATAATGATCCATTAAAACTTGGTAGAGTTCGTGTTCGTTGTTTTGAATATCACACGCACAATAAAGAAGATTTGCCAACAGAAGATCTTCCTTGGGCAACCATATTAATGCCTGCGACTAGTTCTTCGGTTAGCGGAAAAGGACAGTCGCCAACGGGATTACTAAAAGGATCTTGGGTAATTGGATTTTTTAGAGATGGGGTAAATTTTCAAGACCCTATAGTAATTGGTTCGTTTCATGGCATACCAGGATACCCTTCAACACCATCATTAGGATTCAATGATCCTGATGGCAAATGGCCCGATAAAGATCATCTAGAAGAACCAGATACCAATAGGTTATCTAGAAATGAATCTATTGAAAAAACAATTGTAGAAAAGAAAAGAAAAGATAAAGTTTCTGGTGTTGAAACTGCTATACAATCTTGGCTAAAATGGGACGAAAAGGAAACCCCATACGCAGCAGAGTATCCTAAAAATCATGTAATTGAAACAGAATCAGGGCATATCATTGAATTGGATGATACTCCCGATAAAGAAAGAATTGGTGTTTACCATAAAGCCGGAACTTGGATGGAGATTCATCCTGATGGTTCTAAAGTGGAAAAAGTTGTTGGCGAAGATAACGAAATAATTCTTTCGGATAAAAAGTTACTTATAAAAGGCAACTGCTACATGAATATGGATGGTGCAGTTACCACCTTAAAAGCAGCAAAAGATTTTTACATTGAAATTGGTGGTGATGTTCTAGTCCATACAAAAGGTAATGTTGTAATGGAAACAGATAAGAACTTTGAGCATAGAGTTCATGGAACTTATACTGTAGCAAGTGATGGTAATATGATGTTTGTTGCGCCAAGAATAGATTTTAATCCTGAAGGAGTTCAAACAGGATTAGCATCAAGCCCAAACCTCAGCAATGCTCAAGTATCACCATTTATTAAATCTGCAATTCCTTCGGATGCTTTAACACAATTGCAAGATAGAATGGGCAATGTGTTTTTGAACACAGATTATCTAAAAAATCTAAACGGTCAATCTAGTGGAGGAAAGGGATTACAAACCGCAGTTTTACCAGACGGAACTTCCGCAAAATCTTGGGGCAACAACCAAGCCAATCTTTCAAATGTTGTAAGCGGAGAAAACAATACAGCAACAATTCCTTCAAATCTTCCTAAAGGTTCAAAGGTTTCTGATGTTGACTCCAAATTGTATAATAGTGATGAAATTGCTGTTAATAATAGAACGCAAACCTTGAAGGAAATTGGATCAGACGAACAAAATATTCAATATTCCGCAACAGAAAAATCACAAGTTGACGCTGCAATCGCAAGCCGAGCAACACAACAGGTTGAATTGCAACAGGTTGTTGGAGAAAGTAATGTTGATCTTATCAATACAGACCAAAGTATTTTGGCTGCTGGTACTGAGACAACCACAGAAGTTTCTACAACTACCGCCACAATCGCTTCCGCAGGAGGATCGGATCCTTTAGGACAAAATATTGGAGGGGTTTTGAACTCTGCGGGAGAAAGCCTATCAGCAATACCCAAAGCAATTGGAGAAACTCTTCAAAGTCTATCACCAGGAATCAATCTAACAAATGTAGTTGCAATAGGAGCAGGAATTGGATTGGGTGGTGTTGGAGGTGCTATTGGAACTTCTGTGGGTGGAGCATTTGCTGGTGTGTTGGCATTTGTAAATCCAGCAGCAGCAATTCAAGCAGTAAATACCGGAGCAAATGTTGCTACCGCAGTAGCACCATCACCGTCCTCATTCCTATCATCGGGACCACAAAATATAACAAATCTGAGCGCAGTTCCTTTGCCTCCTGTGGGTGGAGGGTTGTCTGGTAATGTGACTGATGTAAACCTTGTAGATGTTGGAGCACCAGGAATTCCTACCCAAAGTTTGTATGCAGTACCTGGAGGAAAGGCAACTTTAATATCTGCTTATCCAGGAAGGTCTGATGTAGGTAGTGCCACACAGGGAATTCCTGCAATACCTATAGTAGCATTTGAATCCGAATTCCCACCAATAACTGCAAGTCCAATAGAAATAGACGGTGGCGAATTCTGATGCGATACACAAACGGAACAAGATACGGATATGGTGGTTACTCTACCGTTTGTAGTGTTCAAGCAACATGTCATATAACCGATGGATCAGAGACTTACGGTAATACTGGCCCTAAAGATTGGGGTATATGGCAAGGAAGATACAGCCATTATGGAATGAGACCACCAGAATTTTATTATCCAAACGGTGCTTACAATATTGAGGGAACTATTATATCCGAAACTACAGGTTGTTATGCTGTAGGATTGGATAATTTTAATTGTTACGGTCTTTCGGGTTCAGGACAAGCACACACTAGACAAGTAACTTATGGGCCTGGACAAACTCAAAGCAGATGTTTAATTGTTTTTGGTGGTAAAAATGGAATTAGTCAAAGTGTGCCCACTGTTATAAATTCTAGTCTTGGTTCATTTAGAGAAGGACAAAGAATAACAAAAGAATCAAAAGCAATAGCATTTTATGCTTATCCGTCTCCAGGACCCTCCACATATGGCCCTAGTGGAATATTCGCTTCTCCATATGGTGTAGTTTACGGGTGCAATGGGTGTTGTGATATCAAATATATGGTTGTTGGTGGGGAATTTCCACCAAATTTAACATTAGATATGGATACTGGTGTGGCTTATGGATTCATTTCGGAAATGGATTTGCCCGACAATCCTGAAGATAAAACCACCAAGGACTACTTCATGGAAAGATGGAGACTTCCTCCTGATTTCAAAATAACAGAAAAGAACTATGCAACAGTCGGTTCGGCTTCATCATTTAGGGTTGGACGAGGAGCAGAAAATGTTGCAAGATTTATTATAAGAGCATTTAATGCTAGAGACCCAAGAGTGTTTACCGACAGGGAATTTAGCATAGGCATATCAAACAACTGGTCTTCAGATCGTGATCGTTTAATCCTAAATATCAATAATCAATTTTATGTTGACGGAAAGCCTGCAACAAATAAAGAATACCTCAATAAAATGAAGGAAAGAGGGTTTTACGACTAATGCCAGCAGTTAGCACACAAGGGGATATATGCAGCGGACATGGTTGCTATCCGCCAAGACCAGTTATTGCTTGGTCGGGTAATGTTTTTATTAATAGTAAAGGATGTCATAGACAGTTTGATGGTTTGGGCCCACATTGCGATTCTTGCGACGATAAGCACCCATGCCATGTATCAATGAGTATACAAGGATCTTCTCAAGTATATGTCAACAGTAGACAATTGATGCGAGTTGGAGATCCTGTTGCATGTGGCTCATCCATTGCTACAGGAAGTACAAATGTTTATTGCGGAGGATAAATGACACAAGTAACAGAAATTCAGCATTGGCTAGATTCAAGTAGTGCTATAATAGGTTCTATAGGTGGTTTAATTTTGGGTGTAATTTACTTTACAAAAAAGTATAAAGAATTAAAAAATAAACAAGAACAAAATTCTTTGAATGTAAATTCAAAGGATGGGTATAAACATACCACTATACACGAATTGCTGACCTCTTTAAGAATACAATTAAATGCTGATCGTGTTCAACTAGCGCAGTTTCATAATGGTGGCAAATTCCTAGAAGGATCGCCGATGAAACGATTTAGTGTAAGTCACGAATCTTGCAGACCTGGCGTTTCAATGGAATCGGTAAATTTACACAACATTCTTGTGTCTCTATTTTGGTGTATGGTATCCATGTTGAAAGAAGATAGCCCAAAAATTAGATTAACTAGATCTCTACCAGAAGACAGCCTAATAAAAACTTACAATGAATCAAAAAATATAGATGCATTTTCTTTGTTGCCAGTAAAGAAGGAAGAATTGTTTTTAGGATTTGTTAGGGCTGAGTGGGGTAGTTTACATGATATACCCGATGATTATGATGATTGTGAAAGAATAATGGATAAGTATCGTTCTTTTATTGAATTAGAAATATTGAGAGGAACCTAAATGAAAAGTACAACTAAACTAGAAAACTTTTTGTTTGGTGACTTAGATCTTAATATGATTCCCCATCCAATCACAAATGATGTTATCGTTAAGGTTAATGAAAACGCGGTTAAACGAGCCATACGAAATTTACTTCTATTGAAAAAATTTGAAAAACCTTTTCATCCTGAAATAAGTTCAGGAATACAAGATCTTTTATTTGAAAATCCAAGCCCTGTGGTATATTCTGTTTTAAAAAGAAATATAGAAGAAGTAATAAGAAAATATGAACCAAGAGTTGAAGGATTAAGCATAAACTTTCTATCAAACGCAGATACTAATGAATTGAATGTAACCGTTAAATTTAATGTGGTAAACAGGCCACAAACTTTTGAAACAAGCATTGTCTTGGAGAGAACTAGATGAACAAGAATAACTTAAAAATAGATGCTTTAGATTTTGACTCAATAAAAAGCAATCTTAAAACATACCTTAAAGATCAACCTCTATTCAAAGACTTTGATTTTGAGGGAGCAGGCATAAACATAATTTTAGATTTGCTATCATACAACACACATTATCAGGCATTTTATGCAAATATGGTTGCTAATGAAGCATTTTTAGATTCGGCTATAATGCGAAATAGCGTAGTTTCTATAGCAAAACAATTAGGATATACACCAAGATCAATTAAATCATCACAAGTTTTTATTGATATAGAATTTTTAAACGGTAATACCTCGCAACCTTCTTTATTATTAGATCGTGTAAAAAGCGGAAATGCTTTTATAAATCGTGGAGATGTCTTTAGGGGAAAATTTCCTGGAGGCTCTTACTATGATTTTGTCGCTACAGAAGATACTAAATTAAAAATTGTTAACAATATAATAAAAGCCACAAATGTAAAATTATTAGAAGGATCGTTAAAAACATATTCATATGTTGTAAACACATTTGATCCATCACAAAGATTCATATTGCCAAGTAGTAATATAGATGTAGATACAATAAAGGTAAGAGTCCAAAACTCTATAAATGATAGCACAGGAATTTTAAACATTTGGAGTAGAGGAACTGATGTGAATTCTTTAAATTCTGATTCCTATGTTTATTTCTTACAGGAATCTGAAGACGGCAGATATGAGATTTATTTTGGTGATGGTGTCGTCGGTAAAGCCTTGGAAAATGGTAATGTAATAAATTTAGAATACCTTGTTACAAGTGGAAATTTGGCTAACAATTGCAAATCCTTCACCTATACAAGCGGAGCAGTTTCGTCTTTTGCTTCCCCAAGAACTTCTGGCAGAACAACCGCAATTACCACTATTCTAGACACGGAGGGAAATTACACTTCTTCCTTTGGTGGAACAACACCAGAAACACTAGAATCTATCAAGTATTACGCTCCAAGAAGTTATCAAGCAAAAGAAAGAGCAGTAACTACCGAAGACTATAAAACAATTTTAGTCTCGGAATTTAGTGATACAATAGACTCATTCTTTGTATGGGGTGGAGAAGATAACGAACCACCTGCATACGGTAAAGTATTCATTTCAATTAAACCAAAAAATGGCAAGAAAATAAGTTTAATAGAAAAATTGGCTATTGAAAAGACTGTCTTAGGAAAACGAAATCTTGTAACTATAACACCAGAAGTTGTTGATCCCGATTACATCTATTTGGAAATAAGTACAAATACCATGTATGATCCTACAAAAACTAATTTAAGCATTGATGGATTGCGAGAATTGATTACAAACAGAGTTTTAAATTATGAGTCTGCATATTTATTTAAGTTTGGAAAAGATTTTAAAGCATCAAAATTTATAACAGCAATAGATTCTGTAAATGGATCAATTACAGGAACATCAATGAATCTAAAGTTGCAAAAAAGAATTGAACCTCTATTGAATAAGGCTTCATCTTACACCATAAAATTCTATAATTCTATTTTGCATCCTATAGATGGATTTACTTCTGTTGTTTCTACAAATGCTTTTGGTTATCAGGATAAAACAAGTTCAGCAACAGTTAAACCAATAGTAGATTGTTATCTTGATGATGATGGTTATGGAAACATCAGAATCTACAAAATAGATGGTGCTTCTAAAGTTTACATAAATTCTAAAGCAGGTAAGATTGATTATACAAAGGGGTTAATAACTCTAAACAATTTTAAGCCTGAGTACATAATTCCAAAAACAAGTTCTGAAATACGAATTACTGTAATACCAGAAAAACAAGATATCAAAGCATTGAGAAATCAGATAATATCAATTGATTCAGAATCTTCAAATTACGCAGTTGAGCCAGACAGTCTATATACATCAAACCAATCTCAAACAGTTATTTTCTGAGTAATCAATGGCTAGTGATAAAAGCAAACCTATAACACCATTCGTATCTGGACAACTGCCAGAGTTTGTTAGAATTGGTCATCCAACTATGGTTGCTTTTTTGTCAGCATACTATGAGTGGTTAGATAGCGATGAATCAGGATTTCGTTCTCCTAAAAAATTAGGAAGTGCGATAGAAGTTGATGAAAGTCTAGATCAATTTATTGACCGATTTAAAAACGAATACCTTTTAGATTTCCCCGAAACTTTAGCAATATCGGAAAAAACCAAAAAACCTGTAGATGCAGTAAAACTCATAAAAAACATTAAGGGATTTTATAGCGCAAAAGGAACAGAAAAGACTTATGAATTTTTATTCAGAATTTTGTTTGATACAGGGGTTGAGTTCTATTATCCAAAAAATGACATTTTAAAATTATCTGATGGAAAGTGGATACTTTCCCGATCAATAAAATTATCAAACAATTTGGGCAATACCATTTTTGATAGTCTTGGAAAAACCATATATCAAAAAAATCAAAACGGTAATATTATTGCTAGTGCTCGTGTTTTGGATGCTAGCGTTTATAGAGTTGGAACAAATGATATTGCAGAGTTATTTTTAGCAAATATCAATGGTGAATTTGTTTCTGGTTACAATGGAATAGAATTTGAAGATTCTAAAGGAATTACAAGAGTTGAACCAAGAGTATTTCCTGTATTGGGTAAAGTAGCGATAACAAATGGTGGAAGTAACTATAGGGTTGGAGATACTATTGTAATAACATCAGCATCAAACGATACTGGCATAAAGGGAGCAGGTCGTGTAAGTGAAGTTGATAGTAGTGGTAAGGTAAAAAAAATAACGATAAACAATTTTGGAATAAACTACAAAACTGCTCCATCTTTGAGTATAACCTCTGATTTAGGTAAAAATTTTTCTGGTACAATAGAAACAAGTGCCGTATCTGAATATGAAGGATATTATGCGAATAATGACGGTAGATTAAGTACAAATAAAGTAATACAAGATAATCATTTTTATCAAAACTATTCATATTTGATATTGAGCGAAGTGACAACAGATCGTTATAGAGACATTATAAAAAGACTATTAAATCCAGCAGGACTTGCTTTCTTTGGAAAAGTACAATTAAAGAGATGCGCTATTGCTGCTTTAGACACTAGTTCTTCTCTTATTAGTTACGAAGTACCATTAATAGGAAACTATAGTCCATACACACTATTAACACACGATGATCTTGCTCCGTGGTTCACCGATACATCAACAGGTCTATTGACTGGCTATGATCCTATTATCCACGATCCTTTAATACAAGGAAGTTTGGATTTTAATCAAGATGGTGTTTTTGATTCTGGCGACATTGCTGAAATGGTAAGTCAAGGAATAGACCCATTTCAAGCCCATAAAATTTTGGGAAATCCAGTAACCTACAATAGAAATTTTGTTAATCCTGTTTCTCCACAAACTACACCAGAATTTGAAAATTCAGTACCATTTTGGATAATTTACCAACACCCCAATAGAAAGATAAAAGGTTCTGTTGTTGCACGAATTCCCTACGATCTAAAGAATGAATTTTTGAATGATATAGGCGGATTCCGAATGATTTCAAATGTGGATTATATTAATAGAGGAACAAATCCAATAGGATATAATAATGGAACTACAGGATACTGGCAGGAATGGGCTGAAGGTTCCACATCAATTCGTCAAGAGTGGGCTTCGGGATTTACAGCAGGCGAAAGATATGTCGTTTTAAATTACAATCCAACAGAGACTGTAATCAGAAATGTTGGTGGTATAACAAATACCGGAGAAGAAACCAATTATTCGGAATTTAGAAAAATAACCATTAACAGTTTTTTAAAAATACCAAATAATATTGAGTTTGATTGCAAAAAAGAAAATATAGCAATACCTGAAGTTCCAAGATTTACAGTTACAAAAATCAATAACACCACCATATCCAGTTCTTGGAGTACTGATCCACAATATATTGTGATTGCTACAGGCGGAAGTAGGTCTATATCGTTAACTATAGATGAAATAAAATCCGCGTCTGGAGCATCCACATTCCTAAATGTTGGGTATTATGGTGCAATTTATATGAAATGCGATCTTTACATAGTTGCTCAAAATGGAACAGAGTACGCTATGGCTAATATTGGGCCCATATCACTATCAAGCAGAACTATAAACATCAACTATCCGTTCATAAATCCCCAAAACCCAAACAGCGAACCTGGAGCAATAAGTTTAGGAACTGGTGTGATAGGAACTCCTTTTGCATATAATGGGAGTATTATCACAAACAATAATTGCGTGTATAGGGCAAAACTATACCTTATGAACACCTCAAACAATGTTATACCCGGTAGTGAAACCGTAATAGATTTTAACTACCTTATAACAATATGAGAAAATTCACCATTAAAATTCATTATAGATAATAACATATGGCATCATGTTCACCAATTAGACAAAATTATAGACGACACATGGCAGAAATGTTGTTGGCAGATATGAATGTATCATCAACAAACAACTATTTCCTAACTATGGGAAGAGTTGCACCTTGGGAAACCGAATCTGCAATAACGGGTGGCGGAATACTCACAATTCCAGAATCTATGGATACCGATTTTGCCGAAACTAGTTTTTGGCAGGATATACTTGCAGCAAAAAGAATAACCCAAGATAACATTTCCTTGGTTATCCCAAGATACGATTGGAAGATGGGTTCGGTTTATGAACCATATAATAGCCAATTAGATTTATTTAATGACACTAATCCATCAAAATTTTATGTTTTGGTAGACGAAACTCGCGTATACAAGTGCATAGACAACTACTATAACACAGCATCTAGAGTTGCTCCAACACACACCGATCCAGAGATTAGAAAACTGTCAGATGGATATCGTTGGAAATTCATGTATATGATTCCCGAAAGTAAGCGTAAGTTTTTAACAAAAACTGTATACGATGAAAGTGTAGGATCATCAGCAACACAAAGAATAATAACTCAAGGCTACATGCCTATTGAATATGTAAATTATCTTAAAGTTACAGATGAAGAAAGAACACTTCAATGGAATGTTCAACAGGCAGCAGTACCTGGAGAAGTGTCTTTTGTTCAGTTGAAAGAAAAATATAAACCCTATTTGTCTATAATAAACTGTGTAAAACCAGACACAAACAATTCTGTTCAACAAGATTATGGAAATGGTTATACAGGTTCCATAAACATATACAGTCCATACTTAATTGGAGCAAATAATTTTTATAACAATTTGATATTCTCTGTAGATTCTGGTCAGGGCGAAGGTCAAAGACGAGAAATAAAATCATACTCATACTCCACAACAGGAAATTATGGAATTATTACTATTAATTCTCCACTAACTGTGGGGTTATCAGCAAACGATAGTAAATTTTCCATTCAGCCAAATTTGCAAATAGTGGGAGACGGTTTAGCAAAAGACACATATCTGAATAATTTTGGAAGAGCAGATATGACTGTGAAATTTGGTGAAGGTATAACAACTAATATTGATACTTGCTCGTCACAAAACATCTATAATCAATCTTATGTTGATTCTTTTGAGTTGGTTGATACAGGAATAAACTATACAAAAGCAGATTTTTCGGCAACAAAGGGATTAACTTTTATTTCTGGTTATGTTGGCGACATTAATGATGTTGCAGATATAATCATCTCTCCTACTGATGGTCATGGAAGTAACGCTGTTAAAGAATTGGGTGCTTCAACAATTATGGTTATTGTAGATTTTACTCAAGACGAAAAGGCTAAACTTTCTGCAATAACAAAATATCGTCAATTTGGAATAGTAAAAAATCCAGAATTACAAAATCCTCAATTCCGATTAAAGTTTCAAGAGGCTGGAAGCACTGGTTCTTTCCTTGTTGGTGCAACTCTTTTGCAGTCTGCAACAGGAGCAAATGGAATTACAGGATATGATAAGGCTTTGGGGAGAATAGTTTCTTGGAGCAAGGGAGTTTCGGGATATTACGGAACATCTGAATTGATTGTAGATTCTGTTACAGGTGGAAAATTTTATTGTGATACTTTTGTATCTTCTACAACAGGGGCTTTAAACAGCGGCAATTTCACTGTTGTTGATGTAAGCCAACGAATTGTTGCAGGAACAGAAGGTAGAGAAGTTTTAAGATTACAGGTAAGTCCCGCACCCGGTGCTTTAGGAGGTTCTTCTGGTGTTGAATTCCGTGTTGACGGATCAGATTTTAGACCAGGATTATTTGTTAGCAGCATTGGTAATAAATTAAACAATATATCAAATAGCCGTTTTGGTGGTAAAGTTAATAGATGGGTTACTGCCGCAGGAGTATATTCTTTAGGAACCTTGTTCATAGAAGATCCTTCAAGAATACCGACAAGATTAGAAAGACTGATTGAGTGTGATTACTTTATGACTCCTATTCGCGGAGCATCCGGGGCTTCGGGTATAGCAACAATTATGGATGTTGGTGAAACTGTTAGAGATTCTGTATCAGTATACGATCAAACCACATCCGTATCTGTAAAAACTACCATAAGCAATCCTTTCACCGAATCCTGCTTTATAGCAAATTCATTAGTTTTTGGATTGACAGGATCAACTTCTCAAGCAAAGGGATATGTTGTGGATTGGGTTTCTGCAACAGGTTCAACACAAGGATCTTTAAGACTTTACGGAGTTGAAGGAACATTCTTGGGCACAACAGTACAATTTAAAGACTCTAACGGAGTAACTTCAAACGCAATAGTTACAGGTGTACCTCACGAAGAAGAACTAAAATATCGTTCAGGTGAACTGATATACATACAAAATGTTCAACCTATAACCAGGAACATTGAGCAAAAAGAAGAGATAAAGGTTATTTTCCAATTCTAAAGGATAACAAATGGCATACGATCCAACGATATTCAACATAGATCCTTATTATGACGATTACGATTCAACGAAAAAATTTATTCGTATGTTGTTTAGACCTGGATATGCAGTTCAAGCAAGAGAACTAACACAGATACAAAGTATACTTCACAATCAAATCCAAAGATTTGGTGATAATATATTTTATGATGGATCAATTGTATTGGGTGGTGAAGTAGTAGAAAATAAAGTTAAATATGCTCGTATTTCAGGATTAACAGGAACTCTTGATTTACAAAATACCATAGGAACTTTGTTGACCGCTAATGGATATGCAAACGCTAGAATAGTTCACGCAGAATCGGGATTATCTGCAAGTACGGTAGATAATTTTCCTGTAATTTTCTTTGAGTATACTTCTGGTGGAACCGCATTCTCTTCAAATCTAACAGTTGGCGGAACAGCATCCGATGGCAGCAGCATCTCAATGCAACTGTCTGGAATCACCGCAGGTTCTATAACAGGAAATGCTCTAGGCAATGCTGTAGTTGTTAGTGTTGGCGAAGGTGTTCGTTATGTTGATGGATTCTTTGTTGCTAACGATAAGCAAACTATTGGTGCATATTCTCTAACCGGAACAACCGGAACACAAATAAGACAATACGATCTAGCAAACAGCAGAATCGGATTCAATGTTGATAGACAATTTGTAAGTTCAGAAGAAGAAGAAACTCTTAAAGATCCAGCATTCGGGTATTATAACTATTCTGCACCAGGTGCAGATCGTTATAAGATTGATCTTAATTTGACACAGTATCAGTTTGCTCCAACAAACAGTTCATCTACAGAAAACTTCTCAAGAGAAAACTTTATTGAATTTATTAGAATTGTGGAAGGAAATGTAGTAAAGAAAGAAAAATATCCAGATTATGTTTCCATAGTGGACACTATGGCTAGAAGAACTTACGACGAGTCTGGAAATTATACTGTAGAACCATTTTCAATAAACATCACAGATTCCGTATACGGCCCAACAGGAGCCACTTTGTCTGTTGAACTTGGAGCAGGCAAAGCATACATCTATGGCTATGAATTTGAAACACAGGGAACCACCAAACTAGATTTACCAAAACCAAGAACGACTCGTTATTATGAAGACGCTAGACTTTCAACAGTTGTTGGCCCATATGTTCTAGGTGAAATTTCTCCCTATGGATTTATTGATAATGGTTTATCATCATTTGATATAGCAAATTGTCCTAAAATTTTCCTATCTTCCGTTACAGGTAATGCAGCATTTTCACAAATTGGAAGTGCAAATCTTAGAGGAATTGAATATGTTGGAGGAACTGTAGGAAAGCGATGGAGAATAGATCTATTTGATATATCCATGACTGGTTCTAATGTGTTTTCAAATGTTAGAAGCATATTTGTTCCAGGATTGACATCAGCATCATTGACAGGACAACAACTGTTCAGTGTTTACTCTCCAACAGGTGGGACTGAACTTTTAGACTACACAAACACACTGCTGTTTCCTCATACCGCAGGAAATGGAACACAAAGTATTAGCGATGTAAACTACTTGATAAGAATGTCAAAGGTAGTTAAGTTTGATGCTACAGGCTCAAATACAATTTCAATATCCAATTTGAATCTTGGTTCTGATTCAAACAAAGCATTCTTTAATTATCCTTCTGGAGTTTATTCGCCAGCAAGCAATTTTTCAGTTATAAACCTGTCTGGTCAATCTGTAACTAATGCGTATGCTTATGGAAATTCCGTAGACTCTTACGGACAACTTTTTATCTCTTCGGGGCCAACGGGAGTTTCTGGTATAGTTAACTTTGAAGTATCAATGCAGGGTCAAGGCGGTACATATTTGTACAGACCAAAAACTCTAACCAGCACAACAATAAGTGTAACAGGTGATTCTGAAATTAAATTTGAAGTGGGAACCTCAGGTTTAGGATCATTAGGAAAAGAATTCCTATATCTAAATCGCTATGTTGATGTGGCTACGGTATCTTCTATTACTGGAGTCTCAGGCGACATTACCAACTACTTCACTCTTGATACAGGTCAACGAGATAATTATTACGATTGGTCAAAGATTGTTGTTGCTCCAGGCTATACATCTGGAAATATTCCAGGAAAACTAGCAGGAACACTAACAGTATCCATGCAATATTTTGCTAGACCAACATCAGGCGTTTTAGCAGCACCATTCACGGTAGATTCGTACTCATTACCTTTAGAACAAATTCCAACATATACAAGTTCCGATACAGGAAAGTCTATTAAACTTTCAGATGTAGTAGACTTTAGATCAGATAAATTGAGCGATGGCACATTCTATCCAAATATTATGCCATCAAACAATAGCATTAATTTTATAAGTTTGAATAGATATTTACCTAGAACAGACAAAATTGTTTTGACAAGAAATAAAGAGTTTAAACTGGTTCAAGGAGTTTCTGATGTTAGTGCTCCAACACCAAAAGATGAACCAAATAACATGACTCTTTACACACTCTTCAATCCGGCATACACATATTCAAAGAATGATGTTGCGGTTAGAGTTCAAAATAATAAGAGATACACTATGGAAGACATAGGTAATCTTGAAAAACGAATTGGTGCGGTTGAATACTACACATCTCTAAGTCTATTAGAACAGGAAGCAAAAAATACTGTAATAGAAGACGACAACGGAATAGATGTTCCTAAGAAGGGAATCTTGGTTGATTCATTCCGAGGACATAATATATCCGATGTTACAGATAGAATGTTTAATGCTTCTGTTGATTATCAAAACAATATTTTGAGACCAGCATTCCGAAGCAAAATCTATAGAATGGATGTGGATAGCAGATTCCCATCGTCATCATATGTGACGCCCGCCGAAGCAACACCAGGCATAACCGCAGATAGAATTTACACAATTCAGTATACGGAAACACCAGGAGTTGTTCAAGCATTGGCAACAACTAGTAGAAAAGTAAATCCATATGGAATATTTGATTACTTAGGCAATTTAAAGTTATATCCTGAATCGGATTTCTGGTTTTCTGATACAGTAACACCAACTGTTAGAGTAAATGTTTCAGGAGAAAATGATAACTGGTCTTATTCAATCAGAGGAACTGTAGGAGCAGAAGGAGGAAGTGGCCCTGGTAATTATTATGGATTCGGAACTCAATGGAATGATTGGGAGTCAAATTGGTTTGGTAAGAGTAATTCTGATGAAACAAATCAACTACTCTCAAACAAGAGTATCGGAGACATGTCAATACAATCAAATTATGATAAATCTTCTTCAATCAATAATTTGACCTCTCAAACTCCAGAATCAATAACGCAATCAAAGTCTACAAATCTTATAAACAAGGACTTGGATTATTACGCAAGAAACATCTATGTTCTAGTTCAAGCCGAAGGTCTTAAACCATATACTAGGGTTTACGCCTTTGTTGATGGAAACACAACTCCATCATCAATCTATGAAGTAATTCAAGGAGCAACAGCAGGGGCTTACAGTATTGTAAGTTCTGCAAACAATATTGTTGTTGATGGAGATGGTGGTGTAGGAAAGTCTGACACAAAATATGCAGTTCTATTGAATCAAACCGGAAATGTTAAAGTTGGCTCAAGATTGATTAGACTTTCTGATAGTGCAACAAACGATTTATCACAAACTACAACTTGTGCGGAAAAATTGTTCTATGCAGAAGGATCGTATGGAAGTAAAGAAAACGATATTGTAAGTACAAGAAAAACATCTTCTTTCAGAGAAAGTGTAAATTCTAGCAATATTGAAACGGAAATATTCACAAAGAAGACGGGTTCTTCTGCTTCCACAAGAAGTAAAGTTAGTCCGTTATCACAATCGTTCTTTGTTGATCCTACTCTATATCCCTATGGTTTCTTTATCAAGAGCATTAATGTATGGTTTGCAACAAAGGATAGCAATTCCGGCGTACCAATAACATTGATGCTAAAACCAATGTCTGATGGCTACCCACATCCATCAAAAGTTATGCCTCTAGGAACTGCAACACTTTATTCTAGAGATATAACAACATCCACTTACGCAACTGGAAATGGAACAAAATTTACATTTACATCACCGATTTATTTGGCTTCAGGATATGAATATTCGTTCTCATTCAAAACAAGCAGTCAAGATTTTTCTATACACACCGCAGTAATGGGAGATACAGTTTATCGTGCAACAGAAGGCGATCCTTCATATACTGCAACAAGTCAGCCAAATGTAGGAAATATGTTTGCTGCTCAAGGTCAAAATACTTTGACAAAAATTGAAAATGAAGATTTGAAGTTTACAGTAAATGTTTGTGTTTTTGATACAGCAAACTCGCCAGTATTGAGAATTACAAATATTCCAAACAATTATTATGGAACAGAAGATACAAATCCTTCTGTAGTGAGATTCCATATACCGAATATGAACCCACCAGGAACAAATATTAATATGGTGGAAGAGGGAATATTTGGAAACGCTGGAGTTACAAAAATTTTGGAAAGCAAAAATATAATTAGAAGAAATTCAATTTCTGCTGATTCTACAGGGCTTGATCCAACCACACAGTTTACTTCTGTGTATGCGTATATGACAACCACAAACAAATATGTTTCTCCTGTTGTAGACTTAGACAGAGCATGTGTTGTGTTTGTTGAAAACCAAATTAACAATAATGATGTTGGATCATCTAACGATAACGGAGAGGAAACTCCTGATAATCGTCTAGTGGATGTAAGTGCTCGCTCTAAATCTAGATATATCACAAAGAAGGTAAATCTAGAAAATCCAGCAACACGCTTGGATGTATATCTCACAATGAGTAACCCATCGCCGTCTTCAATAGAAGTATTTGCAAGAACTCTACCTGATGAAACCGATTCTTCTGTATTCTTCTCAAGTAGAGGGTATTCAAAGATGACAGCCTCAACTACTGCGAATACAGCCGAGGGTGAATATCAAGAAGCCAAATACACACTAATGGTTAATGATAAAGATAAATTCTCTACATTTGCTATAAAGATTGTGTTTAATTCTAGCATAGAAAGCGTTGTTCCAACAATCAAATCTCTAAGAGTGATAGCCACATGAGTGAAAAAATAAAGGTAGAAAATGAACCTATCTATAGAGATAGCCAAAATGGGGCTTTGATTTTCACGAATAAGATAGAAATACAAGAATATGAAGCAAAAAAGCGAAAACGACAAGAAAAAGATAATACTTTAAAAATGGAAATAAATACCATTAAAGAAAATATGGCAGAATTGAGAAAAATGGTGGAACTGATTCTGAACCAGATAAAGGAAGGATAACCCGATGGCAGACGGTGTAACAGGAACTAGCATTTACGGTGTCTCTCTAGATGCAAATGGTCACTTGATATTAACAATCAAGGACTACTTAACCGATCCTGCCGGTTTAACTTATAATGTTGATGTTGGTAGCGTAATTGGTTCTACCGGTGCTCGTGGCACTACAGGTGCTACAGGTGCTACAGGTGCTCGTGGTGCAACAGGCGTTACTGGTGATAATATCACCAATGCTGTTGTAAGCGGCGGAAGACTTATTCTTACTCTATCTTCTGGAGTTACATTTAACGCAGGAAGTGTTGCAGGCCCAACAGGTGCTATGGGCGCAACTTCAACCTGTCCATCTTGTGTTGATCCTCTTGGCGGAACTGGTGGAACCGCATACGGTTGTGCAGACCTAATAAAGATTGAAAAACTTGTTCTTTCAGATACATTCCAAACATGGTATGACCGAACAAATCAAATAATTGAAGCAGTCAATCCTGTAAATTTATATGAAATTGCTGGATTAACAGGCATTGAATTGATCTCTGGCAGAAGCAACTGTAATTATAACGGTATAGTTGGAATCTCATTCAAAAATGGCCCCGGATTAACCTGGGGAAGTGCCTCTGAAACTCTAACAGGTGGTCTTTACTACAACAAGATATTTGTTGATCCTGCAACATTACCAACAGTTACTGGTTTGTTTACTGTTGCAAACAACGACTTGTTTATGTTTAAGGATATGAGTGATACCTCACAGGTATTCTCAGGAACTCCAAAATCAGTTCCTGCGGAATTCATGGCTCCACCAAGACTTACATTTGACCAACTTGAACTTAATGGCGATGTTGTAATTAACGGTAACTTTACAATTGTTGGAAGTCAGAGTAGTGTTGGAACAAATAGTCTTGTTGTAGAAAGTAAGAATTTAAATCTTGCTTTTCAAAAATCTGGATTGATTACAATTACAGGCCCATCTGCAAGTATCAAACAGTTGTATCAAATAGGAATTGTTGGAGCATCTGCTTTCTATGATGATGTGGCAAATAATCCAGGAACAACCGCATCTACTATCGGTGTTGTAAAGGGTATCACAGGCCCTGCAAACGGATTAACAGCACAGGTGTCTATCGGTTCAATTTTTTCCTCAGGAAATCCTGATGATTTTCAAGCCAATGGTATTGTACGATTTGTATCGGTAACAGGTGCTACATTCTCGGTACTATCGGCAGATGGTGCAACAACAAACTTCTTTAATGACAGTGATCTTGATGGTGCAGGAATAATTATCAAAGGACTAAGCGGAGACAAATATTTTATCTGGGAAAATTGTAGCAACGCTTGGATATCAAATACCAATCTTGGTGTAGACAATACTGGATTTATCACCGCAAGAAATTATAGAAATGTTTGTCTTCAAGGAGATGGCTTAAACGAATTTAATTTCTATGGTGTATCTGGTCAAAGCGGACATGTTACATTACGATTAGGTCACGATCAAGCAGGAAGATGGGCTTGGTCATACGCGCATAACCTTGCAGGATCTCCTCTTCTTCTAAAGAATGATTCCACCACATCAGGTCCAGAATATACCTTAGCAACAATCTACGGTTTAACTACTGGCCCACATGGTTTCACACAATCTGTTGGTGGAACTTCTAATATGTTTGCCAAGGGATTCAATGCAGATTTCCTAGACGGCGCAGGAGCAACCACAGGAACTCCTTACGGAAACATTGGTGAACCTAACGAAGGTAATCCAGGATCAAACGCTTATAGTATACCAATATCAGATAACCGTGGTAGAATAAACGCAAATTGGTTGGAATCAGATTCTAATCGTATTCGTGTATATCAAACTGCTCACGGATTAACAAATGGTAATTGTATTATCCGAGAAGTTGGTACTGTAATGGGCCCAACAGCAGCCAAGTATATTGTTGCTAGTCCATTCTCAAATGAACTTGCAGAAGCGGTTGGTATTGTTATTGAAGTTATAGATGCAGATCAATTTGTATATGTGAATAGCGGTTTGGCTACTATTCCTGTTCCTGCTGATATAAAGCCAGGTATCTCTCTGTTATTGGCTGCAAATGGCGGATTAACAACAAATTACGGCGATGAACCGTTTTACATAGAGAAAACAATGTTCATGCCGGTTGCTATAACTGGTTCAACAAATAATCGTAAGGCAACTGGTATTGTAATGTCGCAACCAGGATTCTTGGTTGGTGGAACATCAACCGATCAGATATACGCCAAGGGTCTTGTTCCAGTAGGAACCATTGTTCCGTATTCTGGCGATTTAAGATTGCTTTCAGATTCTTGGATGGTTTGTAACGGTGGAGTAATTCGTCCAAGTCAATATTCTGAACTATACAAAGTAATTGGTTTAACCGGCAATTCCACAGACAATCAAAGATACTATGCTGATGTTAGGGTTACAAGCACTTCTAGTCAAAATTTTAATGATGAAGATGGAATAGTATCTGGTCAAAATGATTCACTAGTAACAATGTTTATTAAGGGAGGAACAAGAGGATTCTCGGTATCCGCTAATCCTGTTCTTTCTCAAGGCGATTTGGTTAAACTGTCTATCTACTCAAATATAAGCAAATCTATTGTAACCGAGAGAGACGCTAGAATATGGTCTATCAATGGTTCATACGAACTAGCAATTGCTCTAAGAAATACTGAGGTTCAAGCGGGATATACCCGAGATAATTTTGTCACTCTGTTGAATTCCGTAAAGTCTAACAAAGATTATTCTGTAAGATTATACGGTAGACACAGAACCGATGCACTAAGCATTTGGGGAACTACTATTCTGCCTGATATACGAAACAGAACTGTTTACGGTGCAGGAGAAGGTAGCAATCAATACGACAACGGTGCACAAATGGCTTTGGGTGATTTGGTGAATTCTTTGGATTACTCAATCAGCGGTGGATATCCAAGTCCTCTTGGTGGAGACACCTTTGGTAGTGTAACAGGATCAGCAGGAGTAACTGGTTACAAGTACACTCCTGGTATTGTTACCAATTATATTATCAGAGCCACACCAGAAGTTAACGCACTAATTCTATCAGGACACAATCACGATGATAGGTATGTTCGTTTAGATGTTTCTCCTCAACAAGAACTGCATGCTTTTGGAACTACTAGCACCAACAGAGCAAATGCTCGCTACAATATTCAAGCACTTTCTCGTGAAACAGGCGATACCCATGTTGGTGAATTTGGTATAACTTTTAATTCGCTCGGTCAATATAATTTTTATTCTGCAACATCTGGAGATGTATCTGCTTCTGTTAAAATAGAAAATCCTTATGGGTGGTCTAAACTAGTAATGTCTGGAACAACAGGAGGATATATTGATATTAAATCTTCTAATCGTTCAGATTATGATTTAAGAATTATAGGTGGTTACTCTGCGGACGGTTACACAGGAAATCAAACTTGGTTGATTTCTGGTATAGGAAACGATTTGAAACTCGTTGTTGATGGCAACACGGGAGTTTCAAGAGAAACTGGAATTTATGTAAAGAGCGGAACAGGTTCTGCTCGTGGTAATGTTGGTATAAAAACAGATTCACCCACACTTTCATTAGAGGTTAGAGGTTCAGGAGTTAAACTTGGGCCTAGTTTGTATTCGGGAAATACAACCAATCCTGCACCATCATGGGAAGAAATCCCAACAGAAGGAATGTTTCAAGGAGGTATGTTTAATACCACAGGATTAACAACTATTTCCATAGATTTTACAATAAATTCTTCAACATTTCCTAACAGTCCAAGCGGAGTTTATACTGTAGATCCTGGAACAGGAATAGTAATATCTTCAGGAAAAACAGTTATAATTGAAACTGGTTACACTTGGAAAATAATATGAGGATTCATTATGTCAGAATTAAAAGTAGATACCGTTAAAACACAAAATGAAAATAATTTAGTAGTAACCGAAAAACTTTCTGTAAAAGATTTTAGCGGAACGCAAAGTTTATTTACAGCAAGCAGAGAAAATGGAATTAAACTTTTTGGTCCTGTTTATTTCGGAAATTCTCAACACGATAATTCTTGTGGCAAACCAGGACAAATACTTTTTGGTAATGGAGCAACAAATTCACCAGAATGGAGATCTGTTCCAGTACCGCCCGTAATAAATATACCAGGAAATACTATGGTTCAAATTTTGATTGATTACAATGGATTTTGCTCAACAGACACTAGACCCAGACCAGTTATACCAACAGTTGATCAAGTTCAAGACTGGTATTATTGTGATGGTACTAATGGCACACCAGATACAAGGATAACAAATCCATTAACTGAAGAAAAAGATTTTCCTGTATTTGATGCCAATTTAAGAGGGAATTCTTCGGAAACTGATTGGCAAAATATTTGTCAGTATACAAAATCACTTGCATACATTATGAGAATATAAAATGTCAGAAATAAAAGTAAACAAAGTTAGTTCTGCGTTAAATCCTTTAAAGGTAAGTGTAGAACCAGGATTGGAAGTTAAAAATACCAGTCTATCTGAAGACAACCAAACAAGTTTTGTTGCAAATTCTTCCGGCGTTAAATTTTTGGGCCCAATTTTTGTTGGTAACGAAGCGTCTAACACAGCAGGAATTAGACGGCAAGTTTTATCTTCAAGAGGAAAAAATTTATCGCCACAATGGGTAGATGAACCTAATTCTTTGTGTGGAGATAGACCATTAATAGGCACTTTATGGGGAGTCGGAGCAAATAACACCGGTCAACTAGGACAAGGAAACACCTTATCAACTTATACTAATTTTAAACAAATTGGAAGCACTGCTATATGGATAAGCATTTCACCAGGTGCTGCTCACACCTTAGGAATAAAACAAGACGGAACTTTATGGGCTTGGGGTCTTAACGATAAAGGACAATTAGGAGACAATACAACTACAACAAGAACTTCTCCTGTAAAAATTGGTTCAGAAACAAACTGGTCTAGAGTTTTTGCAGGTTTGGGATTTAGTGCAGCCGTAAAAACAGATGGAAGTTTATATGTTTGGGGTAGTAATGAATGGGGACAACTTGGAACAAACAGACCGATTACAGACACTCAAAAAACACCAGTTAGAGTTGGAACAGATTTCTGGCAACAAATAGAAATTGGTATAGCAAGTATAATTGGTATAAAACAAAATGGAACTTTGTGGGCTTGGGGTCAAAATAGTTTTCAGTCTTTAGGATTGAACACAACAACTACAACCATAAAAGTTCCAACACAAGTTGGAAGTGATTCGGATTGGTTACAAGTTTCACAAGGAAATGTTCATGGAATGGGGATTAAAACCAATAAATATCTTTGGGGTTGGGGCTCAAACTCACAAGGACAATTAGGAGATAGCACTACAGTAACAGCAACTACACCAAAATTAATAAGTAATTCTTTTTGGAAAGAAATTAGTTGCGGAAATCAGTTTAGTGTTGGTATACAAGACGATGGAACTTTGTGGTCTTCTGGTAGAAATTCAACCTCAGAACTTGGTGTTCCTTCTTCGGGGCCAAATGATAAAAAATTAAGTTTTGAAAAAGTAGGAACCGACGATAACTGGGATTCAATATCTTGCGGGAATGGATGTTGTGTTGCTTTAACCCTTTCTGGAACAATGTGGGTTTGGGGTTTAAATGATAAAGGACAATTAGGAACAGGAAATACCCAAACTATAAACACACCCACACAAACAGGAAAATCTATTATTTGGGCTCGTGCAGCAATGTCAATTGCTACCGGATTTATGATTGGGGTAGGAAATGAACTATTGGTTGTTCCTGTTGGAACTATTGCTCTTTTTATTAGACCAGGGTATACAGATATAGTAAACACATTATTTCCTGGTCCGTTTGAAGGTGGATGCCCAAACGGAACTCCTTGTGCTCCAAATCCTCCTCCCACACCACCTACGGGTTGGAAATATTGTGATGGAACAGATGGAACTCCAGATTTAAGATTTTATAGTAATCCTTTTGATCCTTCAGGTGAAGGATATACTTTTCTTCCTTTAATCGGATATTCAGAATTTGATCTTACCGGTTGTGGATTTTTTCCTGGCAGTAGAGCGGGACAATTGTGTTATATAATTAAAACAGAAATGGTGTAATCATGTCAGAATTAAAAGTAAATAAAATATCTTCAACAAGCGTTAATAAAGAATTAATTGTTAATTCTGGAATAGCGGTTGGTCAAACTGGAGAAACATATTTTGAAGTTCTTGATACTGGTGAAATAAAAGTAAACAACACTTTTTTCGTTGGTTCCCCTACAGGAAACACTCATGGAGATGATTCTCAACTTCTGGTGTCAAATGGCCCAACAGAACCTCCATATTGGAAAACTTTTAGGTTTGATTGCCCAGCAATAAGTAATAATATACCGGCAAACAGCATAACATATTATTTTTTAGAAGGATTTTATGCTTGTGAAGGGATATATGGAGCATCTTGTCCTGGTGCGACAATAACAACATTACCAGAACCACCAGATGGTTGGTTATGGTGTGATGGAACTAATGATACTCCAAATTTAGTTTATGCTATTTCTCAGTGCAATTGTGGAACAGATCCAGATGTTTTTGCTCAAACTGGAGACTCTAGAGTTTGGTCATTTATACCTATGATAAAATTATAAAGGATAATTTATATGTCAGAATTAAAAGTAAACTCGATAAAAAGTTTAGACACTAACGGAGTAAGAATAGATAGTCCCGTTGGTATAAACACTACTCCACCATCAAAAGGATTAAATGTTAGTGGTAGAGTTTCTGTGATAGATAATGGTCTTGAGGTAGTAACTGTAGTTTCTGAAAATTATGGTGTAAAAATAAAAGCACCACCAAGTAATAAAAATTCAGTTCTACAATTTACAGAAAATGATGGAGCAGCAGAGCGAGCATTTATTGCTGCAAATAGCAATAATGATTTGATTTTTAACACTGGTGCTACGGCAGCCATCATAACTGGTGCTGGATTATTTGATTGTTTATATGAGTCGGTGTTTAGGGGTAATACTACATTTCAAAGCACATCTCAATTTCAAGGTCAAGCAACTTTTGACAGTAATGTTATTCCAAAAACTGCTGGTGTTCCTTCAGCAAATGAAGATTTAGTGAATCTTGCTTATATTAAAAGCATACTTTTTTCTCCAACAATAGTTAAAACCTTTTCTACTTTTGGTGGTTTAAGTAATGCTGGTCAGGGAGGTTGCTGCGGATATTATCCTGGAGTATCAAACATTGGAAGTCTTAATGAAACGCTAGTAGGAAAATGGGCGGTTATAGCATTTTCTTTTGGTGTTAGAAGTTGTTCTTGTTATGACAATGAGCAATTTCATTTTCCAATAGATGATTCTAAAGTGTTTTTTGTTGAAAATAAGAGTATTCGAGACACGATTTCCGATAATAGTTATTTTGGTAGTGTTTACAATGTGTTTGGATTTGCAGTAAAGGTTGGGGTGTAATGTCAGAAATACAAGTTAAAACCATAAAAGGACTAGGAACAGCAGGGATAACAATTAAAAATCCTGTAGGATTTGATGATATTGCTGCACCATCAAACGGAATTTCTGTTAATGGTGTTGTTTCTGTTGTAAATAGCGGGGTTCAAGTTGTTACTGTTGAATCTGAAAATTTTGGTATTAAAATTAAAGCCCCGCCACAAAATTCTGATTCTATACTGCGGTTTACAGATAATGATGGTAATGATAGAGCAGCAATAGTTGCATCTTTTGAAAAAGAATTGATGTTTGAATCGCAGGGAGTAACCGGAGTGGTTATGAATAACCAAAGATTGTTTGAAACAAAATATGCTTCACAATTCAGAAATAAAAGCAGATTGGCAGGACAAACTCAATTTTCAGGACAATCCTCGTTTTCATTGACTCCAAAATGCTCGGGAACACCAATTTTAGATGAACATTTAGTAAATCTAAATTTTTTAAAATTATGGTATTTATTTTCTCCTGAAAGAGTTAAACTGTGGTCTTATTTTGGAAATGTAGAAAATAGCGGAATTGCTATAGCCAAAGTTCCGTCAGGCAAAAGAGCAGGAAAATGTTGCTGTGGATGCGGTTCATTTCCTGGAAGTAGAAATCCTGGTGTTTATAAAACCGTTCTTACAGGAAAGTGGACAATTGTTGCTTTTGGAATGGGAATAAGAAGTTGTTCTTGCAGTGATAATGAGCAATTTCATTTTCCAATAGATGATTCTGCTGTTTGGGATTTGGAAGACAATTCTGTTTATAACACCATATTGGGAAAAATTGACCCTGTTTATAACGGGTTTGGATTTGCAATAAAACAGTATCCATCATTATAAATAATAAATAATTAGAGGTAAAATAAATGTCAGATTTAAAAGTAAATTCTTTAGAAGCAGCCGCAGGCGGGTTTATAGTTTCTCGCTCTGTTATAAAATGTAATACGCCACCAATTGATAATAATGATTTAACAAACAAAACTTATGTTGATAGTATGCTTTCTGTTGTTAGTAGTGGCGCAGTAAATACAGGTTATGTTGATACTAGAGATCAATTTTATTATGATCAAGTTTCTCAAAACTTTGTTGATAAAACAAACAGTATTTCCGAAATTATAACTGGAGTTAAAACATTTCAAGATTCTCCTCTTTGTTCTGCACAACCTAGCGCGTTGTCTTCTCTGACAAATAAAGAATATGTAGATCAAGAAATTGGTTTAGGTGTTAATCAGTCTAAGGCATATGTTGATGCTCAAATAGAAGCAACAATTTTGTCTACAGCAGAGTCTATTAAAAAAATAATTTTACCCGATCAAAGTGTAGTTTATACAGACCCAATTACATCAACCTCATATACAGGACCAGCACAAGTTTTGGGAGATGGGGTTACTCCTATTGCGTTCCTTGGTAAAAATGGAATTTCAATAACAGGAGGAACAGCCATAGTTGCTTTCACAAAACAACCTGGATCAGTTTTGGTAGAATCTGAAGTTAATACTATTACTATTGATAATAAAACTGGTTGGATTGTTTTTAATGGTGCAGGAGGATTAATCAGCAGAAGCGGTTCCAATATGGCAGTTCGTAAAGACGGCACCGGAACTTACATTATAACTCATAGTGCTGCGGGCGGAACTAGTGCAGCAATTTTAACATCTTTTAGCGGCAGAGTAGGTGGTGCTTTACAAACCACACCTCAAATTATTGCTAGGAATTCCGGAATAACTGGTGTAGAGGTTATTACAAGATCAGGAACTGTTAATACAGATTTTGGTGATTTAATTACAGTTCAAATAATGGGATAATATGTTTGATACAAAACTACAAGAGTATATTGAAACTCAAAACAAAGCCTATTATTTCCATTCGGAAAAAAATACCAACTCTAAAATTAATGATTTGAATGAACAACTAGAAAAAAAAATACAAAAATTCAGAGAACAAATAAAAGAAGAAATAAAAGAGTCAGTAATATTTTCCAAACAATACACAGATAATCTTTATAAAAATGTAGAATCTTTTATACCAAACATAAGCGACGATTTTTTTATTGGTTCTATTATATCAGTATCAGTAGTTTGTTCACAAGAAGAGGTAGATATTCCATATCTTAATAATGGAATTAAAGTTAATAGTATACTAAACAACATTTACATGTATGAAAAAGAAAATGTTCAAAACCAAATTTTTTGTTGGTTTTTTGGTAAAGAAAATAATGATTGTTCATATGTAAAATTGCCTGGTGTTTGGAAATTTAGAGGAGTTTGTGGCGGATTTAGTAATGAAGTAGTCGGGTTCAAATACTATCTTGCACAAAGGGTACAGTAATGGCAGTAAGCATCAATCACGATATGGATCAGGGGGCAAATTTTGCTTTCAGCATAGTTGCTAAAGATTCTTTAGGTAATGCAATAGGTCTTTCAGGCAGCACTGCTTATTGTCAGATGCGTAAGTATTATACTTCAGAAACCGCAATAACTTTAGGAACAGCGATTACTGGTGGAACCGGATACATTACGGTTTTCATGGGTGCGACAAATACAGCAGCAGTAAAACCTGGTGTTTATTTTTATGATGTAGAATTGCATTCCAACAACGGAACAATGGTTCAGCGTCTTGTTCAGGGAATGGTTACTGTATATCCTGAAGTTACGAGAATTTAATGTGTTCGCCAGATATTAGCGTGGTGATTGTTGGGGGCACATCTACAGGGCCCATATCTTCAATAGATCTTTCTGTAGGAACAGTATCTTCTGTTTCTTTGGGAGCGAGTATTCCTCAACTCGTATCTTCAGTAGAAATTTCAAATACCGGATTGGTTACTCCTGTTTCTATGGGAGAGGGGATGAGCATCGTTGGTCCTCAAGGAGCAATGGGTCTTCAAGGAGCAACTGGTGCTAAAGGAGAAACCGGATCACAGGGCATTCAAGGCATTCAAGGCATTCAAGGTGTTGCGGGTGCTACAGGAGCAACAGGGCCTGTTGGGAATTATGTTCAATCTTATAACGGGTTAACAGGAAATGTACGCCTTTATCCAATAACAGCAACAGGCGCGGTTGCTCCACCAGAAACAGCAACTAGTGCAGGGATAACAGGACAGATTGCTTGGAGTTATGATACTTTGTATATTTGTGTGGGAACCAATCGTTGGAAGCAAATGACTGGAACACTAGAAACTTGGATTGCTGTTCCTTAATTTTCTATCGCATACTGACAGAGCCATACCGCATCCACGACATCGCTTACTGGATTGACTATCTTGCCTTTACCGCCTGATAGACGGGCTTGCAAATCTAATCCGAAACGCTGCTTGAATGCCGCATGCATTTTCTCTTTATCGGCATTTCCTTTGCCTGTTGCCCATTTTTTAAGAACCGTTGGGCCTACAACTTTAAAGGAAATTTTAGAGTTCCACAGTTTCCATTTTAATAATCCAGCGTTCTCTCCGATATGGAAAACACGCCCTTTGGCTCCAAGAGCATAGTCCTCTATCATTACTCGCTCGGACGCACCAGCGAGGCTTATAGCCCATTCTGAGAGCCCCTGATAGCGTTCCTCAGGTGTCGTCCAAGCAGGATATTCCCATCCTTTTATTAAAAAGTTACCAAATTTAAAATCACCTAGAAACTTTTTAGTTTGAGTAAGATAATGGGCTTGGTAGGATAGCCCGCCGTCTGTTGTTACAGCAACACACGGCGAGCATAACGAATAGTCAATTCCTACAATTTTCA